AAGAAGCAGTTCAGCTTTGTTTTTCCACTTGGCCAGAAGATCAAGTTCCTAAAATTCACTATTCCGAATCTGCTCCGGGTAAGCGTCCACAGGCACATTCAGATTATATTCGTGGTCCTGTTCCTGCATTCAAGTATTTTACTAAGCGAGAATACGATGTTATGCTGGAAACTAAGGCTAAGGATCTTGCTCTAAAAAGATACTTGACAGAACAAGCGGGTGTGGTATAATGGTAGCACGACTGCCTTCCAAGCAGTAGACAAGGGTTCGATTCCCTTTACCCGCATTATGAAAAAGTTTAATAAATTTAAAATTTGGTTTGGTAAGCGTTTAATTGATTGGGGATTTGGTATTCTTCTTGGTATGGATGATCGTGATTGGAATCCAAAGAAAGAATCGTATCCGGGATCGGTTAAACAATTACGTTACAATTTAGGTTCATGGTTAGTTAAACACGGAATTAAATTAGAAACTAAAGGATTAGATAAATCAGGATGGCCAGGTTTTACAACCTACGTGTATTACGATAAGAATTTTTATCTAGGCAATAAAAGCAAGAAGCGAAAGAAAAACAACGATGGACCAGATTTTAACAACTTCTTCAAGGACTGGCAATGAGAATCGCAACATCATTGATCACTACCATTACTGGAAGCATGAAGCGATTCTGGCCGACTTGGACACTAGGGCAAACAATTTCTCTATTGTTTGTAGTAACCTATACAATGACTTTAATGTTGCTACTTGCATTAGGAATGCTAATGCTTTCTTGGCTAAACGAGTATTTCTCTATGGGAGTCGCCAATACGATAGGCGTGGTACTGTTGGCACTCATCACTACGTGCGTTCTGTTCATTGTGGAAACTTGGATAAACTTGTGCAAGCAATGGGCACGCTTTCAGAAGAAGTCCAAATGCCGCTGCACATCGTGGCGGTAGATAATATTAAAAATGCCCGACGAGTGGATTCGTATCCTTGGCCCAAGGAAAAGCACGTAGTGATGATCTTTGGTCAGGAACAAGTTGGTGTTCCCCAAGAATTACTGGAAATGGCTCAGGACTGTGTGTATATTGCTCAATACGGTTCTGTGCGTAGCTTGAATGTAGGAACAGCCAGTGGCGTGATAATGTACGATTACTGCGCTAAAGTTCTGTAAAGAATAAGGGCTCCGACCGTCACAGGTGGGAGCCCTTATTCCATAATTGAATATTCTTTACTTTTTCTTTTTACAGCAGGGTTTTTTAGTTTGGCATTTGGGAGCAGATTTTAGACCTAATTTAATTAGAAGTGCATTTAATTTAAGTTTAAGTTGAGTTAATAGTTGCATTAGAGATCACCTCTTTCTTATACTATTTATTAAAAATGGAAATTGTATAGATACTGTGTATCACCCACCGGGGGCATTATATACTAAGCCACGGATCAGCTAACAACGTAACGATTGGAAGAATTGATTGGATAATATCCATTAGCATCAACCGTTATAATTGCTCCAGTAGTAGCTAGAGATACAGAATCAGTTTGTGCTGAAACACTTGCAGCCGCAACTCCCGAAACGTAATTTTGGGATCGTTTTAGTGAAGTTGTGTATATAAACAAAGGGTTAGGATCATCGATAATTGGTGTTAGTATATGATATCTGCCTAATTGTAGGTAATCGTAACCAAATGCTTTAAAGTTTACTACAGGAGTCAGTACTTCTTTAGTAGAAGAAAACACAATACGCTCAGAAGAATTGGTAGAAAGATTTGTTTCAAAGAAAGTGGTCAGCACATTCTTGTTCAAAGAAATTGCATCGTTTATTAGTTGTGCTCCACCCAATCCCTTTACCAATACATCTTGATCTGTGGTGTACACTTCATAATAAATGTTTAGTACTTTATAGATGGGCGATTCTGAAAGCAAAGTTACGCCATCTAACTCTGTAAAGCTTTGTATGAGAGATTTAGGAACGTGAGTAAGAACACGTACACCAGAAATTTCTTGTTCTGCATTTATTGCAGAAATATTTTCTAAAGAACTTTGAAGTACAGGAATAATAGTTGCACGATAATGGGTTACCAGAGAATTAGTACTGGTTAACTGATTTCCGGTGGTGTCAATTATTGTTATTTTTTTTTTATAGTACTCTGAAAGGTACGTTGGATCTACTATTGTTTGTATTGCTTGTTCTAGCGGATCTGTTATTGCCGCTTTTTCTTCCGTACTCAATACGGGATCACCGGTTATAGGGCTGATTAACGTTTTTAAACTACCGTAACAGTTACCGGAATTGTAAAGGAATCCGTTACCTCTCAGGGCACATTGAAGTTCTGTGTGTTGTGGTAATGCCACGTTTAAAGTGGTATTTACACAACAACCCAGATCGGTTTGGTCATTAGTGTAGTCGTTTATGGTTGCACTTATTTTGCTTTTTACAAACAGATTAGCGATTGTGTTTTGGCCTATTAGATTTTCAGTTACAATTTGATCTGTTTTTAACTTTAAAATTTCTTTTCCATTTATAAACAGTACATCTAAAATTTCAAAAACTTTAGTGTTGTTTACAGAATTTGCATTTAAAATTTGGATGTAATCACCAGGTTGATACCCCAACCACAGTAACGGTTTTGCGGTTCTTGGATTAGAAAATACCAATGCTTGTATCTTGGTATCGTCTGTGTCTTGTAGACTGGTAGATTTTAGTATTTGAGGAGTATTAATAAAGTAGTACGCAGAATACAAATCTATAGCTTCGTTTTGATTGGTTATACTGCTTACTTTGGAAAATATCATGTTTCCTTTGAATTCTACAAATTCCAAGGTTGATGACAGGTTTGCTTCAATAGATTTTGATTCTTCTAGATATTCACCATTAGTAAATGAAAATGTCTGACCTGGAATCATTCCAGCAAAAAATGTTTCCAAATACATTTTATCTTCGTTTTTTGCTAAACTATAATCTAAAATAACACGATCTTCTGCATTTTCTGTATAAAAAATTGCAGACGGTTTAGAAGAAACCACAGAATTTGCATTGAATATATTACTGTTGTATTCAATAAATTCAAGAAAATAAAATGTGTCTGTTCTAGCAAGAACAGGTTCGTCTAGAGATATTGCTGGAACTCTGGTTGAGCGGTTATTGCGATACATTTATTTTCAAGAAGCAATATAGCAGAAAGTTACTGCAACTCCGTTAGAGGAGAAGATTAACTGATTTAGATTGTCTACCGCTATAAAAATACTTTCTCCCTTGCTTAGGAAGTAGTTTGAAGTAGAACCTACACCACGAATTCTTACATCTCCGACGTTTGATAAAGGAGCTTTTACGGTTACACCTGTAATTAGTGTTTTTGCGTCTAAAATTTTATCTCCAGTAACAGCCAAAGTTACTTCTCCCGTTGCAACAGAAGTGGGAAGAGTTATTGTAGACTTGGTTGTAAATACTCCTGCTCCTGGTAGTTTATTGGAAATGTTTTGTGTTTGTGATACTACATCGTTTACATAACCCTTAACAGTATTAAGATTATTATTAATTACTGTTAGAGAACTAACGATATTAGCATCACTAAAACTAATACCAGAAACAGCACCACTAATACTTACAGGTAGTGCACTAGACCAACCTACTTCCACAGCACCGCCCGATAGACCACCTTGAATACGTACAGCAGGTCCTGCAGTTCCACCCGCAACGTACAGAGGAACCGTCCTGTCTGCTTGACAGATGCCCACGATAGCAGCTACAGAAACTGTTGCTGTTATACCAGCACCTACTAGATTGACATTTAACGCAGTACCGGACATTCCTACCGCACCATTGCTGCCAAATAGTTGGACAGGAATAGTGGTACCGGATGTGCTGGAATAAACTTTAACACCATCAAATGCTGGAAGAAGATAACGACCACCGGTTACACCTACAGTACCCGAAACAGTGATACTGTCAGTTCCTGCAGACAACCCTCTACCACCAGTAATTGCTATGGGTGCTCCACCAGAAATTCCTTGAACAAACATGTAAGTATTACCTACTGTTACTGTTCCAGTTATTCCAAATGCAATACCACCAGTTACGCCTTGAATATTTCCAGAAATTGGAACTGGAATTGCTCCAGTTGTACCAGCAATTCTAAAAGGACTTGATGCACTATTTACAACAGTGAAAGAACCGGTTCCTCCTACTGTGCCTGATACTCCTAGTGTTGCTCCAGAAATAACATTTACTGGAAGTGGAGTAGATGTAGTAACTCTGTTTGTTTCACTTCGATCACCCCATGCCATTTTTACTATTTGCACGTGTGCGTTGGTAACGCCGCTAGTTGTATAGTCTGTTGCTACGGCTGCGGTATTACCGGTAATGTCTATTGTTATGTTGTAATCGGTATCTGGCATTTATTTCTCCGAGTTAATTTAGAAAAACTATAAGAAGTCATCTATATATAGGTATCTATGGTCCTATTATTAGATAATGAAAAACAACGTGACATCTGCAACAAAGTTGAAAAATATGTAGAAAAGTGGAATACGTCTTATATTGATGCTGTTGTTGCTATATCAGAAGCGGAGGGTATACCTGTTGAAAGTATGCCTAAAGCTCTGTCAAAACCAATAATAGAACGCATAGAACAAGAAGGTCAAGAATTAAATTTCTTACCAAAAACAACAAAACTACCAATTTAATTTGACTTTACTGATTATCGGTGTATATTAACATTAATAGGAGATATTATGTCATTTAAAGATCTAAAGAAAAATTCAACGTCAATGGCCTCCAAGCTTCAAGAAGAACTGGAGAAGAGCAACAAGTCTAATGATTACAAGGACGACCGATTTTGGCGACCTACTCTGGACTCTGCTAGTAATGGATATGCAGTTATTCGATTCCTTCCTGCAGTGGAAGGCGAAGATATTCCATGGGTTAAGTTGTACTCTCACGCCTTTAAGGGCAAGGGTGGCTGGTTTATTCATAACTGTCCCACTACCCTTGGTGAAAAGTGTCCTGTTTGTGAAGCAAACGGTGAGCTATGGAATAGTGGTACTGAAAGCGATAAGCGTATTGCTCGTGATCGTAAGCGTAAGCTTAATTATGTGTCCAATATTCTTGTTGTGGAAGATCCTGCTGCTCCTCAAAACAAGGGTAAGGTGTTTCTGTTTAAGTACGGCAAGAAGATTTTTGACAAGATTCAAGAACAAATGAATCCAGAATTTGAAGACGAAAATGCAGTCAATCCATTTGACTTCTGGAAGGGTGCAAACTTTAAGCTCAAGGTTCGTAAGGTTGAAGGTTACGTCAACTACGATAAGTCTGAGTTTAGTGCAGCTTCAGAACTGCTTGATGGTGATGATGCCAAGCTTGAGGCTCTGTGGAAGAAGCAATACGCTCTCAAGGAGTTTGTGAATCCCAAGGAGTTCAAGAGTTACTCAGAACTTAAGGTAAAGCTTGTAGACGCTCTAGGAGGCGATGTGCGTGCTGAGGCCGGTAATGACGAGTCTATTGAAGACGAGGCTCCGGTTCGATCTACACGAAAGCCTCAGCCAAAGACTGAGGTAGATGAAGATGTGGATGTAGATTAGTATCTAAAGTCTCTTGGTGAAGACTAAAAAAGGCC